ATGACGCTTCCGGCAGCTGTAGGTGCTTCAGGAACAGCTTTAGTAACAACTGATGGATCAGGAACTTTAGGGTTTACAGCAACATCAACTTTCGGTATAACAACAGGAAAAGCAATTGCAATGGCGATTGTTTTCGGATAAAAGGAATAAATTATGGCAAATCCAAATATAGTATCAGTAGCAACAATTAACGGTGAGTCGGTAGGGTATAATTTAACAGCCACTACAACTACGACTTTGTTAACTGTATCATCAGGTAAACTTTTAAAAATTAATAGAATTACATGTGCAAACGTTGACGGAACAAACGCAGCAGATGTATCATTATCAATAACAAAAGCTAACTTCACATCGGCAGGTGTTACTGACTTCGACACTTCAGGAACTTTTTTTCTAGCAAAAACAGTTTCAGTACCAGCGGATGCTACATTAGTTTTATTGGATACTCCGATATATTTAATGGAAGCAGATGTACTTAAAGGTGGCGCAAGTGTAGCATCAGATTTAGATTTATTCATATCATATGAAGTCATAGACGATTAGGGGGTTTAAATTATGGCTGGCAATGGCGGAATAATTGGACCAACAAACGTAACATCTTTCGGAAAAAATAAAGTTACATCCAAAACATCATCTGGTAACATAACCACACAACCTGGTACACGATTTGTAACCACAGTTGTAGTAGCAGGAGGAGGTGGTGGCGGTGGTGCACCTTCATCACCTGATCACGTTTCAGGTGGAGGTGGAGCAGGTGGAGCCAAGGTAATTACTTGTATTTCAGTTTGTGGTAATACAGCTTATCCAATGACAGTTGGAGGAGGTGGTCCTGGAGCTTCTGCGGGTGGACAAGGTACGGCAGGAAGTAACTCTGTTGCAGGTTTTTCATCTAACCCTACCACAGTTTGTGGTGGTGGAGGTGGAGGTGGTGGACCTCCAGGAACAACTACAGGAGCTAATGGTGGATCAGGTGGTGGTGGATCTTCTGCTACACCTAACCCAACACCTAATTTTGGAACAGGAATTTGTGGACAAGGTAATCCAGGTGGAAGAGGAAATGATGCAGCTCCTCCCGCTTTAACAGGCGGTGGAGGCGGTGGTGCAAGTGGTGCAGGTACAGCAGGAAGCCCTCCATCTAATACAGGTGGTCCAGGTGGAGCTGGAACAGATTTTAGTCCTCACATAGGAAACATTGGACCTACATGTTCAGTATTTGCAGGTGGTGGTGGTGGAGCAGTAAGATGTGGAACTCAAGGATCAGGTGGAGCAGGTGGTGGTGGAGCAGCAAGACTTCCTGGACCTGGTAATGGTGAAGCAGGAACAGAAAACACTGGCGGTGGTGGCGGAGGAACTGGAGCACCTGGAGCAAACGCAGGAGGTTCTGGTGGTAAAGGAATCGTAGTCGTAAAAGAATTAGATAAGGCTTCAGGAGTTTGGAGTCTTAACGAACAAATAGATTTAATTGAAGAAGGTCAATGGCCATCAAGATTGGCATCAACAGATTACATGGTAGTCGCTGGTGGTGGTGGTGCGGCTTCAACATTTGGAAGTGATACAGGTATAGCAGGTGGTGGAGCTGGAGGTTATAGAGCGTCTGGATATGGACCAAGTCCATTGCAAGGATCATCATTAGAACTAGTTTTAGGAACATATGCAGTTGTAGTTGGAGGTGGTGGAATAGTCGGAGCACCTGTGCCAGCATTTGGAACTAAAGGAAGTAATTCTAGTATTAACGCTCCAGGAACAGATTTAGTAAATGCAATTACATCAACAGGTGGTGGTTTAGGAGGTAAATATTCAGGACCTACACCAGGTGGAATTGGTGGAGCTGGAGGATCTGGTGGTGGTGGAGGATGTAATGGTCATGCTGCAGGAGCCGGTAATGAAGGTGGATTTACTATACCTGAAGGTAATCCTGGAGGAGCTGGTGGACCATCAGGAGGTGGAGCTGGAGGTGGTGGTGGAGCTACAGCTGCAGGAACAACGAGCACCGGAGGCGGTGCAGGAGGAGCAGGAGCACCAAATACAATTACAGGAACTGACACATCATATGCTGGTGGTGGAGGAGGATCAGGAAATGCTTGCACAGGTCCAGGAGGAGCTGGTGGTGGAGGAGCAGCTGGAACAGCTGGAGGAACTAACACTGGTGGTGGTGGAGGTGGTAATTATAATCCAGGACCACCTAGTAATCAAGTTTCAGGTGGAGCAGGTGGACCAGGTATTGTTGTTGCAAGAACAACAACAGGCAGTAATATATTTACTCAAGAATCTGCTGATAATGAAACTGCAATTATTAATTGTGGTTCATGTCAAGTTTCAAGATTTAAAGCATCTTCAAATTTAAATATTTTAGATTCAGATGATTCTCAACTAGCACACTTTTTAGTAGTTGCTGGTGGTGGAGCCGGAGCATTTGATAATGGAGCTGGTGGTGGTGGAGGTGGGGGAGTAAGAACTTCTTATCCAAGCCCTACAAGTGTTTTAAGAGCACAAAAATTAAAAGTATCACCGGGACCATATCCAGTAGTAGTTGGTGGTGGTGCAGCAGCAGGTGATTGTGCACCAGGATTAGGAACAAATTCAACATTTAGTGTTATAACGGCCAGTGGTGGTGGAGGTGGTGGAACAAGAGGAAATATGGATAGAGGTGGACAACCTGGAGGATCAGGTGGTGGTGGAGGTGGATCACCAGGATCTGCAAATAATGATCCAGGTGCAGGTAACGCAGGAGGATTTATTGCAGTAGAAGGATTTAACGGAGGAGAAGGAGATTCAGGACCACCATATCATACAGGAGCTGGTGGAGGTGGTGCTTCAGAAGTTGGACAAAATTCACAACCTAATGGCACAGGTGGTAGAGGTGGAGCAGGAAGAACACTTGCAATCACAGGATCATGTTTATCATTTGGTGGCGGTGGCGGAGCTGGAGCTGGTTCAGGAGGAAGCACTGGTGGTGCAGCATCACCTTGCGGAACTGGGGGAGCTGGACAACCTAGTTCAGGATCTTCTGCAGCTGGAACTACCAATAGAGGTGGTGGCGGTGGTGGTGGTAAATATTCATCTGGAGGGGGATCTGCAGGTGGACCAGGTATTGTAGTTGTTAGAATGCCTGGAAGTACTTGCATGTCAATAAGTCCAGGTCCAGTAGGTACTGTTTCAACTTTACCGGCACCAGCTGGAGGATGTAAAGTAGCTCAATTTACTGGATCAGGAACGTTGACAATAAGTTAAAATTAAAATATAAAATATAAATTTAAGGAGTAATAACATGGCACATTTTGCAGAATTAAAAACAATAACAGATCCAACAGGATTTACATCAGATACTCATCAAGTAGTACAAAGAGTTGTAGTTGTAGGAAACGATTGTGTTCCTTCAGATATGCATGTTGATGGTGAAACATGGTGTATTAATTTTTTCAATGGTGGAATTTGGAAGCAAACTTCTTACAACAATAATTTTAGAAAACAATATGCAGGTATCGGAGATGTTTACGATCCTGTAAAAGATAAATTTTTATCACAACAACCTTATGCTTCATGGTCACTTGATGCAAGTGATGATTGGAAAGCACCAATAACTTATCCAACAATTACAAACGATGGTGCAGATCCAGTTGTATGGTCTTACATGATTTCTTGGAACGAAACAAAATATCAAGCTGACAACACACAAGGTTGGGAAGCAATAAAATCAAACGACGAATCGGAAACACCAACAGTCTACGACTGGAATGGCACAGCTTGGGTGTCCGAATAGGAGACTCACATGGCCAGATCTAATGGCGGAATAATCGGTAAAGTAAATAAAACTTCTTTCGGGAAGTGTGTGGTTACATCTAAAACAGCTTCAGGAGATATTACAGCACAACCAGGAACAACAATTGTTCAAGCTACAACAGTCGCTGGTGGCGGCGGTGGTGCTGGTAGAGGTGGCGGCGGTGGTGGCGGTGGCGGTGGTGTCGTCTGTGAAGAAATTAATGCTTCAGGCACTATAGCCGTTGTTATAGGTGGCGGTGGAGCAGGAGGAAATCCAAACGTAGCAACTTATGCTGGATCTCCAGGAACTGTTACAACAGTTGCTGGTTGTTCTTCAGCAATAGCTGGCGGCGGCGGAGGCTCTGGTTGTAGTGCTGGATTACCTGGTGGCTCTGGTGGAGGTGAAGGAAGACCAGGTTCACCTGGAATAGGTACTGGAACTGCTGGACAAGGAAATAATGGTGGAAGTCAAACTAATTGTCATGGTGGTGGTGGTGGCGGTGCTGGTGCTGTAGGAGGTAATGCCCCTAGTTGTCAAGGAGGAGCAGGTGGTGCTGGTTCTAGTTCTATTTCATCCTTATCTTGCACAGTGTTTGCTGGTGGTGGTGGAGGTTCTGCAAATAATGGCTCACCTAATCCTGGTGGTGCTGGTGGCTCTGGTGGTGGTGGAATAGGTTCACCTGGTGTTACACCTTTTAACTCTAATGCAAATGGAACAGTTAATACAGGTGGTGGTGCGGGTGGTGGAAACTATGCTCCAGCTTGTGCTCCTGGTGGAACAGGTGGATCCGGTATAGCTATCGTAAAAGAATTAAATAAAGCAAGTGGTGTGTGGTCAATGCAAAGTCAATATTCTGCTCAAAGAGCAGGGACATGGCCTGATGGAACAGTTTGTTCAGCATTAGACGTAGATTGGTTAGTAGTAGCTGGTGGTGGTAAAGGTAGAGGTGGTGGAGGTGGAGCTGGAGGATATAGAACATCTTTTCCAGGAGGCACTAAAGCAGAGATTAGAACAGCTCAAGGACCTTTTACAATGACAATCGGAGGACAAGACTCAGATTCAGTTGCTTTTGACGGAAAATCTTTTTCAGTATCAGCTAGTGGTGGAGGCCGTGGAATGAGCTTTGGATGCTCTAGTGGTGATCCTGGTGGTTCTGGTGGTGGTGGAACTGGTCAAGCACCTAGTGCAACTGGTAGACCAGGAGGTACTGGTAATATAGGAGGATATTCTCCACCTGAAGGTAATCCTGGTGGAGCTGGACAAACACCTTACAATTCAGCTGGTGGTGGTGGAGCTAATGCAGCAGGGGGTACAGCACCTTCTTGTACTGTAGCTGGTAATGGTGGTGCTGGAACAACTAATTGTATTACAGGAAGTCCTGTAAGATATGCAGATGGTGGTGGTGGAACAAACCAAAACGATAGTGCTCAACCCGGTGCTGGTGGATTGGCAGGAGGACCTTCTGGTGGTAGAGGAGCATACGCTAGTCAATCAGGTGGATCACCTGGAGCTGCAAACACTGGTGGTGGTGGAGGTGGTGGTTGGTGTTCTGCTGGTGGTAATGGTGGTTCTGGAATAATTGTTGTAAGAGTTCCTGGTCCTACTGCGCCTTCAGCTTTAGCTGTTGGTCCTGGATGTAATACTTTAACAACTCATCCTGGTGGTGATAAAATAGCTAAATTTACAGTCACAGGCACATTGACAGTTTCTTAATAAATGTTATATTAAGTTTATAAAGACATATATGAACTTAACAAATTATTATTGGTATTTTCAATCAGTTATTCCTGAACGTATCTGTGATGACATTGTAAAATACGGTCATCAAATGCAAGATCAAATGGCAGTCACTGGTGGTTATGGTGATAAAAAATTAAATCAAAAAGAAATTAAAGATTTAAAAAAGAAAAGAGATTCTAATATTGTTTGGATAAGTGATAGATGGGTGTATAGAGAAATACAGCCTTATGTGCATCAAGCAAATGCAAATGCAGGTTGGAATTTTGAATGGCATTTTTCTGAATCTTGTCAATTTACAAAATATAAAAAAGGCCAATACTATGATTGGCATTGTGATAGTTGGGATAAACCTTATTACAAACCACAAAATCCACAAGATCCTAGTAATGGTAAAATAAGAAAATTATCTGTAACAGTAACTTTATCGGATCCTAAAGATTATAAAGGTGGTGAGCTAGAATTTGATTTTAGAAATTTTGATCCAGATAAAAAAAGAAACGTTAGAAAATGCACAGAAATATTACCTAAAGGTTCTTTGGTTGTATTTCCTAGTTTTGTATGGCATAGAGTATGTCCAGTTAAAAGTGGAGAAAGAAACAGCTTGGTGATATGGAACTTAGGATACCCATTTAAATAAAGGAAAAATATGAAAAAGAAAAAAGCTAAAGCTAGAAAACAAAAAATAAAAAAAGAAGTTGTAGGTTATCCTCAACAATTACAATTAGAACAATATTTTTCAACACCAATATGGTTTGCAGATGAACCTAAGTTTGTAGATGATTTAAATAAAGCATCAGATAAATATATTGAAGAATCTAAAAAAATATTAAAACCAACTATTGATGAACGTAATAAAAAGTTTGGTAATAAAGGTGACATGGGTCATGTATTTCATTCAACAACATTAATAGGAGATCCTAACTTTAAACAATTACAAGATTACATAGGCGCAACGTCTCATAACTTACTGGATGAAATGGGTTTTGATATGTCTAATCATCAGTTGTTCACTACAGAATTATGGGTACAAGAATTTGCTAAAAAAGGTGGTGGACACCATACTTTACATACACATTGGAATGGCCACATATCAGGTTTCTATTTTTTAAAAGCAGATGAATCTACATCTATGCCTTTGTTTGAAGATCCAAGACCTGGTAATGTTATGAATTTATTACCAGAAAAAAATAAAACAAAAATAACTTATGCAAGTTCACAAATTAACTATCAAGTTAAGCCGGGTAGAATGATATTTTTTCCATCATACTTACCGCATCAGTACATTGTAGACATGGGCTATAATCCATTTAGATTTATACATTGGAACTGCCAAGCAATACCAAAAGGAGTATTAAATGTCGTTTAAAAAAAATAAATATACAGTATTAAAAAATGCTATTTCACCTGAAATTGCAGAGTTTGTTTATAAATATTTTTTAAACAAAAGAAATGTTGCAAGGTTTTTATTAGATCAAAAATATATTTCACCTTTTACAGAATACTTTGGTGTGTGGAATGATTCACAAGTTCCTAATACTTATTCACATTATTCAGATATTGCAATGGAGACATTATTAATGGAAGTAAAACCAGTTATGGAAAAACATACTGGCATTAAATTAAGCCCTACATATTCTTACGCAAGAATATATAAAGAAGGTGATGTGTTGGCTAGACATAGTGATAGATACTCTTGTGAAATATCTACAACATTAAACTTAGGTGGTGACCCATGGCCAATATACTTAGATCCAACAGGTAGAAAAGGTCAAGCCGGTATTAAAATAGATCTTAAACCAGGTGATATGTTAATATATTCTGGTTGTGATCTTGAACATTGGAGAGAAGAATTTAAAGGTAAAGATTGTGGTCAAGTATTTTTACATTATAATAAAGCTAATTCTAAAACAGCTAAAGAAAATTATTTAGATAAAAGACCTTTACTAGGCACACCTGCTTGGTTT